AACCCAGCTCGTAGTTATCTTGTTCGTTTTATCGGTAAGCCGACATTAATATATCAGCCGTCTGAATATGGGGATCATTGGACTAAAATGACAGGTATATGGGGTTGGTTCAAAAATCCTATAAAAAAATCTGTAGTACTCACAGTAGATGAATTAAGAGTGACAAAAATTAATAGTTCTAAAAGATTATCGCTTTTACCATCTGCTTTAAAGTCACAGTGTAATACACAGGCGGATTTACGCAGTATCACCCCGCCCGGATTCGCCAGGGCCTTTTTTGAGGCAAATAAATAACCATCTTGCCGACACCAGCAAATTGCTGTCACAGTGAGACAAAACGAGACAAACGGAGGGAGAATGAAACCGTATTACCAAGATGAACAATCGACTATCTACCTGGGGGATTGCAGGAAACTTGACTGCAATCACCAATCATGATAGACTATTATTATGAAAGATAGAAGTTTAGTTAAGTGCAGGAAGTGTGGGAATGTATGGAGGCGTGATGGTGTTAAAACCGTTATTGCTTGCCCTTTATGTGGAAAGTCAAAGGATGTGCGTGACCGAAGTGCTTATTCAAAAGATTATTCACAAAGGCATCCTGAACGTAATACCAAACTAAAAGAATGGCTTACCATTAACAGAAAAGCACATTCAGATATGACGCGAATGAGATTGATGAAAAGTGTATTTACTCTTATTTCTAAATCTATTACTCCAAAGTGTGCTAATTGTGGGTGTGATGATGTTCGGTTACTCGAAATAAATCATAAAAATGGTGGTGGTGGTGCAGAATATAAAAAAGGTAAAAGCGCAATGTCTTTTTACAGGGATATTGCCATGCTTCGTCGTAAAACAGACGATCTTGAATTGTTATGCAGAGTGTGTAACGCAAAACATTATTTAGAATTAAAATTCGGTAAACTGCCGATGGAGATAAAATGGCTTGGGAAGAAATAAAGGCTAAGGGAATTAAATTATATTACGAGTCAGAAACAATTTGTATCATAAATGCTGACTGTCGTGAAGTCTTACCGTCACTCCCAAAGGTGGATTTAGTTCTGACAGACCCGCCGTATGGGATAAAAGCGGACAAAGATAATGCTCATAGTTCGATACGTGATAATCCTAAATGGCCTGAATCTAAATGGGATTACGAGAGACAGCCCGAAGGGGTTAAAATGGCCTTACAAAATAGTTGCAATATGGCTGTTTTCGGTGGAAATTACTATACGGATATATTACCAGTTTCATCAGGCTGGCTGGCATGGTTGAAACCTCAGGCTTCAACCGGTTTCAGTTTAGCGGATATGGAATTATGCTGGACATCTCTTAATATCGCTGCTCGTACAAAAACTTTTAATCGTAGAGATGGAAATTATCATCCGACTCAAAAGCCTGTCTGTGTTATGTTATGGGTTTTATCTTTTTTCCCTAATATAACCGATATCCTTGACCCCTTCATGGGTAGTGGCACCACGCTTTTAGCCGCCAAGCAGTTAGGCCGCAAGGCCATCGGCATTGAGATCAGCGAGAAGTACTGCGAGATTGCGGTTAAACGCCTCGCACAATCCGTCATGGACTTAAATAATAACGGAGACAAAATAGGAGGGGAAATAAAATGACAGAAAAGAATGCAGCACCATCCGGAATAACTATGGAGTACGGAACAATCGACTCCGGTGATCTGGAGTCACTATTTACCAAAGACCGAGATTACCTGATTATGGAATCAAGCCCAGTAGACGGCTATCAGAATTTACGCTATGAGATACGATTTCCGGAGGTCGTTGGATTGACCCGGATGGAGATTACCATTCAGGGAGTCCGGGCAACGAAATTTGTTAACCAAAATGTGTATGCATGGAATTATAATACAGCAACATGGATTTTTGGATACAGCATGGATGTTAGACCAGCTTTGAAGGAGTTTGGTGTTTCCTTTCGAGGTAGCGGATATTCAGGTAAAGATAGGCCTATCCGTTTATTGTTCACGGCTGACCTGAAAGTCCTGGATAGTTTTCGTGTTTATCTGGACTCCATCTCAATTATGGCCGAATCCGAAGCCCCGGAGGCAACTCTTAAAGATAAGCTGATGGCACTGACGTTGGTTTATCCTTGGGATACCATTTGGTATGGTGGCGCAATCAGTCACCTTACTGGCCTTGGTGCCGACAAAATTATTGCCGAGATGGAGAAGGGGAAATGAAATATAGCAACGTACAAAAGATTAAGGGGGTCAAGGATGAATGTAGTTTATCATCCAAAAGGTAAGGCAGGGGAGTATGCGGATTGGGCGCTGAATCTCTATACAGGATGCCCGCATTCCTGTATTTACTGCTACGCTCCTACAGTGACGCATAAGACCCGCGAAGAGTTTAGAAACGTGCAACCACGAAGAGGTATTATTGAAAGTCTTAAGCGGGATTTAAGGGCACTGGAATACCAAAAGATGTTAGGTAATTCAATCTTTCTTTGCTTCTCCTGCGACCCTTATCCGTCTGTAATTGATACCGGAATAACCCGGCAATCTATCGGCGAGATTCATGCCTATGGGCAAAACGTGATGATTCTGACGAAGGGCGGGATAAGGGCAGAAAGGGATTTTGACCTACTCACGGATAAGGACCAGTTCGGAGTCACACTAACCTGCCTGGATAAGTTAGAATCTTTGAAATGGGAGCCGGGAGCTGCCTTGCCGATAGATAGAATGATCTCCCTAAAACAGGCAAAGTATCACGGTATCAAAACATGGGTTAGCTTAGAGCCGGTACTCAACCCTGCTATTTCATTAGAGATCATCCGGCAAACTCATACCTATGTCGATATGTACAAAGTGGGGATTTTGAACTACCATCCATTGACCCAAGTAATCAGATGGCCTAAGTTTGGCCGGGACGTGGTTGCCCTGTTGGATTCTTTGGGTAAAAAGTATTACATCAAAAAGGATTTACAAGATTATTTAACGGAGGTTACCAATGGAAAATATTGAAAAGGCTAAACGGCGCGAATGTTCAACCTGCGCCTTTCAGAATACAAAAGAGTGCAGGAACTGCGGTAGCGATAAAAGAAACTGGATTTTGAAGGAGCAATAAGAAGGAGGTTACCAATGGAAAATGAGAGGCTTTTAACGGATGAGGAACTAAAGACAATTACTTCTGGGGGTAGACAATCTCTTTTTTGGTCAAGGAAAATAGCAACGGCTCAGGACGCCAAAACTGAGGAAATAATGAAACGCCGCACTTGGTGTGCTTACTGCGGCAAGGAATACCCACTCGATACTGTGACAGCCGATCAAATAGGAGAACATATAGCTACCTGTGAAAAGCATCCATTATATGAGGCAAAACAACAAAACGCCAAATCCTACGCTGCCGGCAGGAAAGCGGCGGCTGAGGAGATTGTGGAACTCTCTACCGATTGGGATTATTACGTAGATAATATGCAGGGATTTCGGGATAAATACCCGGACTATATTCCCTGTAGCGGAATATATCAATTCATCCGCTCCCGCTTCGGCATCGAGAAGGGGAAATGAATAGCAAACCAATTATCTTTAGCACACCAATGGTAAAGGCAATTCTGTCAGGACAAAAAACAATGACCCGGAGAGTTGTAAAGCTCAAAAAAGGTTTTACTGTCGGTAATATTAAATTCGGCTCAAAGATAGAAGAATATATTATTTGTGACCCTGATGGCGGTGAAGTACCAATGGAATTTGTTAGCCCCTACGGTTTACCCGGTGATCATCTCTGGTTGAGGGAGACTCATCGATTCGACGAAGCCTATGATGGACGCCCTGCCAATGGTCTAAAAGTACCCGAAGGCGTAGCAGTGGAATGCAAGGCAATGCCTAATGCTGTGATGACCGAGGGGAATGGTCACCGTGAACTAAAATACCCTGGTAAATGGCGTCCCTCCATCTTCATGCCCCGCTGGGCCAGTCGAATTACTTTAGAGGTCACTGGCGTCAGGGTGGAACGCTTGCAGGATATCTCCCATACAGATATAACCGCCGAAGGATTGGGGGATAATTATACCGAAATAGGATGGAACTATGCCTTTGGTCAACTCTGGAACTCGATCAACGGTAAAAAATACCCGTGGTCAAGCAATCCTTTCGTGTGGGTAATTAGTTTTAAAATGATTAACCCGGAGGCACCCCATGTCGATTAGAGAAAAGATAGCGAGAGAAATAGCCATTATTCGAGGTTTAATTCCGTGGGATCGCCTACCTGATAAACAAACAAAAGAATGCGGTTGCGCCTGTAAGGAATCCTGTTTTAAGGATGCTGATCGAATTATTACAATCATCCAGGCCGAGGCGGCGGAGAAGGGGTGGATGAAAAATAAATTGTGTCCACATTTTAACACGAATTGCGGGGAGGCTAGCTGCCCAGTTGAATTTAGAAATTGCGGTTGTGATTATAACGTCGTTCTCACCCCGGAGGACTTTAAATGAGAGAGAAAATGTACGACAAGGCCGGGACAAGCGGCGCCGGAAGGATGGGGAATTCTGTTTCTGGCGGCCAGATCGAAACCAAAAGCTCCGGACTATCACCCAATGAGGTAATGAGCAAGGTGTCGCTGAAAGCGTGTGATTTGGCGGGAGTGACCTGGAAAACGTGTTTAGAGTGCGAGTTTGCTTTTTGCTTAAAGTGCGCCAACGAGGAGCGGGTTTATAACAAGCACAGGAGGGTAGGGAAATGATTTATCAAACAGCGGGTCAAAGTGTAACGTTTATCCGTATTGGCAAACCGCCCGAACCTGTTCTGATACAAACTACAGGCTGGGATGTATGGCTAGAATGGATACCAGCGCCAGTAACAGCAGGAGGGTAAAATAAAAAACAATGCTAATCACTAAAGAAATTTATATCAATCCAATTGACCTAAGTAATTTAGGGGAGAATCTTGGAAAATATCCCATTAAGGGTAATGCGGAAAAACCTAATACACTTTATGGTGTTCCTGCGTACCACAGTTGTTTAGTAGATATTGGTGAAATCCTCGTTGTTTATGAAGATAGCGATACTCACCAAAGAATAACAAGGTTGATTAAAATAGAAAAATTACCAGTGATGCTGCAATGAAAGATGAGGATATGATGACCACTAGCCACAAAGGCCAACCTTGCCCTGTTCCCGGTGGTCCTGTAACCTGTCAGGAAGCGGATGGGTGCGACGGGTGCGAGATCAACAAATGGAAGGACTGCCCGTATGAACCAATACCGTGTAAAAAAGAATGTGACCCAGGCTGTATGATTTGGCGAAGTAATCATTGAGGAGAGAGAAGTAAATTGAAAAAGATAGAGATTACGATATTCGTTGAACCGTGTGCAAAGGGTAGACCGCGCTTTAGGGTTATTGGAGGCCATGCTAGCGCCTATACACCAACTAAGACCCGTAATGCAGAGGCGAAAATACAGTGTTCCATCCGTGAACATGTGATGAAATTGGGGACTTTTGATGCTAGAGTACCCCTCTACTTGGCGGCTACCTTCTACATTGAGAAGCCCAAGAGTAAGCCCAAGAAAATAACGTCCCCGATAACCCGGCCTGATCTGGATAACTACATCAAGACATTACTCGATGCCCTGAATAAATATGTCATACCAGATGATAGCCAGATAGTGAAAATGAACATCGAGAAGCGATACGGAAGCCCACCCTGCATTGAACTACTTATCAGAGAGGAAATCGCATAATAGAAAAGAGTGAGGGGTGGCTAATTTCCACCCCTCTGTGCAATCGCCTTGATAATCAACTCTACGACTCCATAGATAAAGCCTCCGGCTCCCAACGTCCCAATACCCCCGTAGGCTGCGTATTTCAGGCGTGGCGTGGACTTCCATCGTGGAGGCGGGTTATCGTCCCCCTGGTCTAATTGATGCGCTTTACAGTTGGCCTCGATGATTTTAACACGGTCTTCCAGGCAGTCTAAGCGACCAAGCTTTACTGAGATAAAGAATATCTCCTTGACCATCCAGTCAAAGCGTTTTTTCCCGGTCATTTTCCCAAATCGTTCATTGAACTCAAGTTCTTCGTTTATCTCATTAGCCACAGGAGGCCTCCTTAATTCTCATCATATTCCCACCATGTAAATATCTCCGGTAAAACCCCGCCATAAAGAGAATTGGCAGTCAGTTTGTAGTTGTAGCCAGGAGGAACAGGGAATATTATTTGCCTCATATTTTGGATGTAGTTAGAGCCACCACCGGGAACAATCAATTGTAACTCTTCCATTCCTACTATTTCGCTGGGTGTACTCGTCGCATCGCATTGAGCAACGACCCAGGAATCGCCGTTGATATTGCCGTAGCCGGCATAGTAGCCGACTTTTAATTCAAAACAGACGCTAACTATTCTGTTCTTCCCGCTATCATTCTGGTATGTGGTACCGAAAAGATTTACCAACGTTAGATCAGTGGCCGTCATGCCGGAATTGATATGCCCATTAGTGCCAAAATCCGAAATAGACGGTATGCGGTAGCTTCCCCCGGGACCTAATTGCGCGGTCAGGTTATTGACCTGCTCTTGCAATTTCAGGAATTCGCTGTACATCTTCAGCATGGTGTCTTTCAGTTGCCCGGTTGAGACAGTATCATCCTGAGAAGCCAGAGAAGCAAAGTTTGTACTCAGCATACCGGCAGCGTTTCCGTAATGAATATACATTTTCATAGAAGGGGTTTCCTGGGGGTTGTACGTCCTGATAATATACTGAATATTGCCGGTTTTAGAATCCCCTGCTCTTGAATCAGTGACCTTCACATAATCCCATACCTCTTGACCGAAATTCATGGGGACAAAGGCATACCCGGTATCGCTATCAAGCTCCGCATGGTGCATTAACGCCTCAGCGATATCCGAGCAATCGGCATCTGAGGTAATTGAAGGCAAGAGATACAGTTCCGTTTTGGGTAATTTGGCGTTACTTTCAGAGGAAACCGCAGTACCAAAATGATAATCCGGGTCACTGGCGTCATTCATATTCTTAACTGTAATCCGGTTGGGTATGACGAGTTTATCCTTTGTGTCTTTGTCATAGAACTTATGATAACCGTCAACTAATTTATACTGATAGTCGTAGGTTGTACCTGAAATAGTCGGATTGAAAATATATACCTCATTGTCGCTCGATACCCTCAATACACACTTGGTAAAGGAAAGCAGTCTGCAAATGATATCCAGCAGGCTTTCCCCCGATTGTATAAAGAAACTATCTTCAGGGCAGAAAGTATCAATCAAGGCGTCTTCACTGGCGATGTTAAGGGTATACTCATTCCCAAATAAAGGGGATGTAATATCGTCTGTGGAGTAAATAGAAGCGGCGCACAATGACGTTATCAGGTCTTTTATTGTTTTCCCATCTCCTGCCGCTCCAATATAGAATCCCCAAGATTTATCCATTGAGAGTAAATTGGGCAGCCCAACGGCATCCATGACCGTCACAAGCCTACCAGCCTGAGAAATATTCTGTTGTGACGTAACGGTCAAAGGAATGAAGGTCTCCATATATTTAGTAGTTACCTGCTTGACACCCCAATCAAGGACGAAGTTATATCCCTTCCATTCCCTTGTAGAAAAGAATTTGTCTGAATTATCCAGAACGATCCGGGTATGATAATCCCTCACTGACTCAACAGAGTAGACAGACAGAATCTTCGGACGTAAGTATTCCTTGGCGTGTGACAGTGACGTATACCCTTCTGTGTCGGCTGTATGCCAAAGGTACAGGTCAACCCATCCGTCATAGTTGTTGGTCTTTTGAGCGGCTAATATGAGAGTGGATAAAGAACGCATATTAATCTCCTAATAAGGTGTGTATACTTCCGATTTACGAGTGTTGACCTGGCTGTTGAGTTTGCGCCGGAACTCCTGCTGTCTGGCCGTTGACCAATTATGAATAGCGGTACCGGACTGAGCAATGTTGAGTTTCATCCGGGCGTTTTGAATGTATCCATTGGCCTGATTCATATAGCTGTTAGCCGCAGTAAGTTGTTCCCCGGCCTGCCTGAGATAGGCGTTATTGTTCCCCTCTCTGGTCTGTGCCTCCTGGAGTAATCCCGTAGCGCTCTGTAAATAACCCCGGGCGTTATTCACTCCGGTCTGTGCGTAGCTCGCGTAATTGGAGGCTTGCTTTGCTGTGTCTATGGATTCTATCAGGTCCCGGCCGCTGTCCAGATCGTCTACTGCCTGGTCTACCTCAGGCGCTATTTTTTCAAGTTCCACTTTGGCTTCATCTATGATAGCTGATAGCTTCTCAACCTCAGTCCGGCCGTCCCCTATATCGGTTATGGCCTGGTTAATTCTTGCCGTCATATTCCCGATCGCCGTGGCTATTGTAGTAAAGTCCGCAATCAATTTGTTACCCTGATTGTAGTAGCTGGTCGCCTTGTTGGCCGCCGCTATTGCCGCTGCTCCGATCACCAGTATGCTTTCCAGAAATGCGGTCAAAGAGGACTCGTTATCAGTAAGGTAATGCTGCATATTGCAATAGAAATAAATATCATCGCCGGAAGTCGGAGCGGTATTAATATTAATCGTGATGATATTGGCGAAGCGAGTAACGTTCCTGAATTGCTCCGGGTCCTGATCAACGTCATATTCAGCCTTGACCACACCGATTAACTCGTCCAGATCAAAGTCAGTATCCGTGATATCCTCAAGGTCTATCTTCTTAGTGCCATCTGATACGGCAGTAACGATCAGTTCCCTTGGAGAATAAGACGACAAATCCCTGAGAGCCGATTCGATAGCCTGGTCAAGCTCTTCATCCTTCCAAATTTGCGTAACGCCGGTTGCGTAGTTGTCCTGTAAATAAGTCCTGACATCTTCCCGGATATCTCCCAGGTACTTCATTTTAACACCCGCCTTATCTTACTTTGAACGAGCTGTATTCGTGGTTTACATGGCCGCTGGTAGTAATCACGGCATGACCTTCATATTTGCCTACCACTCCGCCAACTGGAATATCATAGTTATGGACGTACTCACCCGTTGCAATCTTGGTCATGCCGGCGCTATTTACAACCACCGTGCCGGCCGGGTCTGTGATGGTGATTACCACGCTGGTAGCATCAATCGGAGCGTCATTATTGTCCAGGTTGATCACTGCGGATTGGACGCATTCACCCTTCTGGTAAGTTCTATGAGCCATATTACCCCCCTCTGAAAAAGAGTCTGGAATTACTGTAACGCCTGAATATTAACCTTGGTTTCGGCGCTGTCCAGGTTGTGAAAATAAACGCCTTTGCCCCGCATGTTTTGGCGAAAGAATATTTCATTCTGGCTTTAGCCGCAGATGTTTTAAGGAATTGCCAGTATATTACAATACTGGCTTTGGCCGTCACGGTCTTGATGTAGTTGATTTGAATACGAGCCAAAGCTATCGTGATTCTGGTGGTACTCAGCATAATGTACGCCAGAGCCGTCACGGTCTTGGTCAGGCTGGCTTGAATATCAGCTAGAGCAGTGGAGGTCTTGACGATAGCGGTAAACACCCGCGCTTTAGAAGCGGCTGTCTTTATATTGTAAACTATCAGGTTGGCTACGGCGGAAGTGGTCTTGACTATCGTGGTAGCCATACTACCCAGAGCTAATGTCGTCTTGCTCACAGTGGCCTTGACATTGGCCTTTGACGTGGTAGTCTTGCTCATTATCAGGCTTTCGACATCAGCATAAAGCTGAGTCACCTTCATAGTGTATCCCATGCTGGGATTGGCAGTCCTGATCGAGTAGCCGATCTCTAATTGAGCTGCGCCATCGTGGTAAATATCATCCCACGTCCAGGCAACATGAGTCCATGGATTTATTGACCATTCAGCCGAATACTCAACATATGCGGTTGTGACGGTTATTGCCGCAGAATCTTGACTCACTCCTCCAAATTTACCGATCGAGAGTTTCAATGATGTTTGAAGGGGAGTCCCGGAAACCCGGGCTTTGACCTTGACGATCACTCTTATAATTGACCCGTCCGTGGTTTCAACTGCGCTGGTATAAAAAATGTCTCTAGCCCATTCCTCATAGACCTGATAGACATAAGTTGCGTCGCCATCGGAAACGACCTCTTGAATCTTATCTAAATGGTTGCCTGTTATAGGCACCTGATAAGGTACATCATTTTCATACCCTATCGTTGCCGGACGTATTCTCTGAGTCAGGATGCCGGGATAAAGGATGCGGCTCTTAGAAGTCTGAGTTTTTGTTACGCTGGTGAAAATATCAGCCAGGGCCGTCACGGTCTTGGTAGTGGTAACGAACATTCTAGCTTTGGACGTTATAGTCTTAAACCATTCGATAGGAAACGTATAAGGAAATGGCATTTTCCACCTCTTAGGTTATTAAACCTCTATCCCAGGTAATATTTTTACGAATGACTTTATTGGGATTACAGCCAGCTATGCAACTTCCGGGAACATCATGTGATACCACGCATCCGAGAGCGATAATACTGTTATCACCGATAGAAACCCCTTTGAGTATGTGAGCATGAGCGCACACCCAAACGTGATTACCGATGAAAATGCTCTTTGCCGGATTGATTCTCTTTTTTGATTTTAAATCGATTATTGAATGACTGTCCGAAGTCCTGACGGTTATATCCCTGGCAAACATGCAATCGTTCCCGGTAATGATTTTGTTATTCTTTTCAAAGACAACAAATGCAGCACTTTCTACCGTTGTCCCTTCTCCCAATGTTATCTCGCAGTTATCACCCTCAAAGAAGAAGACACTTTCTTTAATCACGCAATTTTTAGCGATATTCAAAGTATTATTGTTTCCTTTGATATACACACTGGTTTTCTCAGTAATTACGCTTGCATCTATATTCTCCTGATTATTAAGCCCATCTATGTTGATATCTTCTGATTTCATAATCCCCTACCTTTTTTATTGAATTATGGGCCAGATTCCCTCTGCAAATCAACCACGCCAACTCCACGAATCCTACGGGCTTAATTTTCCCTGTAAGGCTTGAATAACTACCTGTCTATCAGCAGCAACTTCATTCGTAATCTGAGCTAGAACAAATCCGCTTGTCATGTCGGTCGGAATATTAGTGGTATGGATAGCCTTGCGTACTCCATCAACATAAAAATCTAATCTGGCAAGATCGACTACTGCAACTACAGCCAATTTATGAGCCTGCCAAGCTCCATATGTTATACCAGTATCCGTTGCCGTTTCGGTTGTCCCATCTGCATTAGTCGCCCATATAGCGCCATTCACCACTTTAAATCCTACATGCCTATCTGTTAAGGCTGGTGGAACTGAAGTCCCCCCATTATAAACACCCGCCAGTAAGGTTGAATCTGTCCGGTCTGTCGGCCATCTTATTTTTAAAAGCAACCACTGATGTATATTTACGCAATTAAAACCTATTATTTGAGGGGTATAGGTACTTGCTCGTGAATTAATTGTAGCCCCAGTTTTCAACCAATGAGTAAATAATGCGGTTGATACCAATGCCCCTGTCCCCCCAAAAGTATCCGTTACGGAATCAACTGTAGCAAAATTTATATCAAAGTCAGGTGGCACTGCTGGCCCATTTCCGTACTTGTCTAAATTAACAGAATTTAACTGAGAGTTGATAAAGATTGCTTGCCCACCATAATTAATTTCAGGTGCAGCCCCTACTATTCTATATGTAATATAACTTGGATGAGCAACGAAGGTGGTATTGACAACAATACTTTTGCTTGCCCCTGTTGTTCCAATATTTAGATACCCAAAATGGTTTTCGTATACCTGAACATCGGCATCCGGATCAGCCGTATTGTAAATAACAGCTACCTGTGCAGCGTCATTCTTAGTACATACTACTGTCCATTGTCCAGGGAATTGATTACTGTCAGTATAGCTGGCAAACTCTATGCCATAACCGGCAGCAGCACTACTTAAATATATTGTACCTTTAAGAAAAGTAGTATTAGTTACCGGATGAGAAGCTGAGTAAAGTTTAATACCATTAATTACAGTTTCCCCAACCAGATCGAAGAACGTATTGTAGGTACTATTACGATTTGTACCTAGATATTGCAATACCCAACCTACTTGAGTAGCTATAAAAGGCTTTACATTTACATACATTATGCCGTCTAACTTTAACGCAATTGAATTGGCAGAATCTGTCCACCCGCCATTAACATACCCCACGTTAATATCCACATACGCTTCATCTAGTGCATATATATAATCATGCTCAACTGTCCCACCAGATTTAGGTTTTATAATCGCATCCCCAAAATCAAAGTTTAGATAACTGTCAAGCACAATATGATTGGTCAGAGTAAATGTTCCAACACCCTTTATTGTTTCTTTCCAGGTACGACCGGCGGTTAGAGCAGCAATAGCGGCATTGATCTGGACATCATCAGCAGTTCCATCGCAGACATAATGTGCATGACTCTTTATTTCATCAGAGGCATCTACTCCTGCGACAAGAAAAGCAACACCTCCATTTGTGGGAGAAGTAATGAACGGAATTACAGCGTTCGTAGCATTTAAGGTATTTGTAGTGCTATTCCATGTAAAATCAGCATCATCCCCCACCAGCGTGGAAGTTGAGGCAATAGGTACCCGTCCAGCCGTTAGCCCATCCGTACCAACGCTTTTATGAGGAGTTGGGAGAGCGCCGGGCACCTGGCCTCCCGCACCTTGCAGATTGATTATTTTAGTGATCGACTCCGGCTGAAAAAGGCCAAAGATCGAAATAGTTAAAACCATCGCAAGGATAACAGAAAGGAATAAATACCGCTTACTGTGCAAAAAGTTCTTCATAGAAAACCTCCAATTATACTACAGGGGCTAATTCAAGACCTATTATACCAATCTTAATTGGTGAATACCCAATGACTTTATAATTAATGGTGTCGCCATCCGCAAAGACCACTTCATCGGCAGTGTTCTCAAATATCCCTGTGGTATTTGCAGGAATGCTTATCAATAAAGCTGTATCTACCCCGTTCTTTTGGACTATGATTTGCTCTGTTTCTCCACCGGAATTCACGGAACAATTAACCTGGAGATTTTTAGCAGTGAAATCGCCTAAAATTTTGACTTCCGCCGTCGTTTGGTCAACAGCTACTAATTCTCCCTCTGGATAAAAATATTGTGTACCAGATGGAACTTTATTTAATTTAGCAATGATACAAGGTTTAGTAGCAGATGAACTCTCCATTTGAAAATGAACGATATTAAAGGAACCAGTAGTACCCCCGGTATCTACTACTTCATAACAAATTTTATCGCCTGCCTCGACCGAAACTGCATGATCACCATTAGTATCTTCTACCTCGGTTTCACCTGAGTTTGCCGGGATAGTCACGGTCAATCCTGTATCTGCCCCGTTCTTTCTCAGGGTAATAGTCACATCTGCATCTCTGGTATTTGAAACCATTTTAACCCGTAAGTTAGTCAAGGTAGTTGGTGTTCTCACTGTCCATTGTGCATTAGCTTCAGTGGCGGATTCCGCTATGTTAGTGCTAAAATCACCGCCAATGGGAAGATAGACAGTTGTCGCGTAAAAAGTAGAACCTGAAGTAAAATTGGTGCCAGCTAACCACACAACTTTGGTTGACACACATTTAACCGTCAGCCAGGTCATTGTTGCTTCCCCAGTACCAGTCGCCCAATACCAGTTAAACACAACGTAATCACCGGCAAGAAAATTCTCAGTATTGGTACTATCCACAAATACTCCCGTTTCGCCATCCGGTATTGTTACCATCATATCTAATTCCGTGGTTACCCCAGCCCTGATCCGCTTGGTTTTAACAAAAATATCTTGTCCCATCGTATTGACAGGAATATATACGGCAAGATCAGATAGAGCGCAATCAGTATATATTTTCATGGCTTGCCTGGAGACGGTGCCTTCCGCTCCCATCCACACGGCATTCACCAATACTCCACCGGGAGGAGTATAATCATAAAAATTACCTGCTCCTAATAAAATTGGCCCAGTTGCCGCTATCATCTGATATGTGTTAGTGCCGCCGCCTGCCGATATCGTCACTTTGCCATTCTCGTCAATGTATGGCCTGCCTGCGGTTTCAGGATCAATAATAGGAAGACCGCTGTAATCCAAGGCACTTAAAGATACCCAGGCCGGAACGCCGGATAACATGACCAATACTTTACCGTCCGTTCCTTTAGGTAGCCGTGCTAGTTGCGTAGCGGAAATGGCGTACAGCATATCGCCTGCCGCTTGACCATCAAATACATGGGCGTCTATCGCTTCCCATTCATCCTTTGTCAGATCAGTCCCTACAACCGCATGTTTAAATTCATTAGCCATTTAACACCTACCCTATACAAATAGTCGGATTCTTGCCGTTTTTCGGAATACATACAGTCACCCTGCCGTTGGCGTATTCGTAGCCAAAATAAGAATCGCACTTGACCTTTCTTGGCTTCGCCGGGGGGAGTGATATTGTGAGAATTAAAATTCTATAATGCCTCTCTCCGGGCGTATAGTCTACCTGATTACGCCGGAAATAGATCAGATTCAAAGGCTTCCGCCAGATGCCGTCACGGTTTCCAACTTGATACCATTTACTATTAATGAAGAAAGCACCGGTTTCGAGATTAACACCGTACTTCTTACCTACGTAAAAATACTTAGGCATCTTCTTTTCAACTAAGGAAAAAAGGTTCTCAGCACCATTTGACGGATACTGCTTGATTACCGTCCCATCTTCATTGATTGCTGTCCAGCCTATGTTCATACTCTCTCCTGTTTGGTGAGCAGCCCCCATGTTTCAGGGGGCTTGCTCTGATTTACGATTCGTCCCATGACAAAGAAAAAACGTTACTTCCGCCATCTCCAGGTACAGCTCCAGAGGCAACCGTGTGGAGTTGCAGCCGTAAATATTGGCTGTAGTTGCTGGAATAAGTCGGAGCCAGGGCCGTACCGGAAGTCGTAGGCACCGCGCTATCAGCATTTGCTACCTTTGTCGGTTGAGTGTAGCTGGATTGCACGCTTGCCTTGATCGAAGCCCCTGTACCGTATCCGGTCAATGCTTGCGTACTATTCCAAAACTTGATATTACTGATAGAGTTGAAGCTTCCTGTCCAGTGTCCCCGGATATAGATCTCATAGGAATCCTCTCCGGCCGTAATCGGATATGTGGAATAGTTGGCCGGTGTAGCATCGTCGGTATTCTTGAAGTTAAAGTAGTTGCCCCCGCTCCCATCGCCAATGTCCACTACAGTCGGACTTGCTCCGTAGGACTGCGAGAACTGGAATACTGCCGCCATGATGATAGGCATAACCGGCAGCAACAACAAAACCAGGAGAACCTTTATGAATAACCTTGTGAATGAGAAAAACGGTTTCAGGTTGATAAACATTTTACTTTCCTTCCTTGCCTCTTCCGGCGTCGATCTGGCTGGATATGCCGCTTATTCGATCTCGCATACCCTCTTGAGAGCCGACAACCAAAAAGGCCAGGTGTTCGCAATTTGATGTGATCTCAAGGCATGGACCTTCCTTGATTTGATCGGAAGTCAATTTCTTAAACTCGCTAAGTGATATCGTTTTCAACTTTAGCCTCCTGAACCGGGAAACTTGCAAGAGGGTCTTTGTAGTTCGGGATTAAGGAGAGGTCCGGCAGTAGAAGCATCGGAGCGGTATGGCAGGCTTCTTTCATTATCGCCCGGATAACATTGACGGATGCCTGACACTTCAGACGGTAGGTAACCTGATGGACTAATGTCTTACCGTCCATCATGGACTCTCGCGGAAGTTGAATAGGGTACTCCGCGCAAACGTCCGGTCGCTTGCCATAGATAGAGCAAGTACCATCCGCCAGGAAGGGACAGCCGTTCTCACAGTGAAGCTCTAACCCCTTTTCCGTCTTGACCAGTTTGTCTTGAAAGTTCTGGAGACGGTTTATATCGTCGGGTGATAACGGGACATTCTTATAATGACAGCACCCTCCGCATTTACCGGGAGGACATTCAAGAAGGTCATGCAGTTTGCGTCTCGATGCTGCATTATCAGCCAGTGGCAACGGTACAACCTTATCCTGATAGTTCACCAGGCAGTCCAGCCAGAACATTTCATTGTTTACGAGATCGGCGTTCCCGAAGTATTTTGCCGTCATTCTCATTTCTTCCAGTGTTAAATCTGCCATTTCTCTCCTTTCTTTATTGGGGGAGAGTTTTCACCCTCCCCCATAATTCCCTTAGTCCGCGTGTTTAGGCGTAAGTCCAATCACCCTGAGTCCAGATCACACCCCAGAGGGCAGAGGCCAGAGCTACCAGAGTAATTTGGCAGTCCAGCCCCTTGTCGTCCGTGATGTTGACTTCGGTGGCCGTGCCATCGCTGGGCTTGATGATCTTGTCAGCCCCGGCAGCAACGATCTTCACTGTATTGGCCGTTGCCTTGTGAATAATGGTGAAGGTCTTGCCGATTCCGGCAGTTGCCAGGTCAGGAAGGGTCAGGGTGGTATCGGCAGCCGGGGTAACAGACAAAATATCATCATTGACAAGGACGGTATCTGTTGCGGTCACCGCCCGGACATACCGCTGAACTCCACCTTTGGTAAAGATAATATTGCCTTTGACCATCGTCAGGTCTTTGCCTGTGGCTACCGTAGCTCCGCCGTTGATAGCCAGAGCGCCGGTCAGGGTAGAAGTGCTGGTCACCGCCAGAGTCCCGGTTACGGCCAGGTTGCCGCCTACAGTAGCATTACCGGACAAGCTCATTGTGGTGCCGGTAACATAGGATTGAGGCAAAATTAATCCCTGCGTCCGTGAAAGCACGATGCCCACGCACTGCCCGGTGGTAGCTCCCTGGGTGATTTGAAGTTTACCATCCTCACTCAGGTAGAAGGGTTTGCCCACATCGGCGGCAGCGCACATATTGTTATCGCTGAAAACACCGGCTGATTCAGTCGCCGGGGTCTCGAATACCACAGCTACACCGGCGTCTATAGTGTCGCCGGAAACGCCGTCAGAGCAAGCTACCAGTTGAGCGGCAAGTCCACCGGACTGGTCAGCCAATTTGAACCCATAGTTTGAATCATCATAGGTCAGGAGATCGCCTTTGACGACAGTGGCGAAGATCGGAACTTTGCATCTCCCGAAAACCGCGAGAATCTTTTTACCGGATTTATCTGTATAAGCCATCTTTTTAAGCCTCCTAGCTTAAAGTATTTTGATTAATTGCCTTTAGGCAGTCACCGTACCGTCAGAATCAATCCCCACGACCTTGGCGCAGGATACCAGTGACCTCATTTCGAGGGAAGGATACCAGCGTACCTGGCACCATTCCTTGTTAGTACCCGGGACAGGCGCCCAGGGTACGACTTCCATTGGTCCGGCTTGAATGCCCTCCATCGCCTTTTCTTCAAAGTTCAAAGCGAAGATGGAAGTGGTCAATCCCCCGGTCTTGGCGGAAAATGCGCCGGATGAGGTCAGCTCCGTTTCCAGCATATAGTCCGAAGGCCAGATAGGGTATTTACCCCAAAACTCCATCAGTTGGCCGAATTCGTCACGGTCAGTTACCAGGTTGCTGACGGAGCGCAGGTATTTGGTTAGTCTCCGGCGAAGTCCTTTGGACATGAGTAAGCCGGCAGCCTTGAATCCCTTGGCTTTATCTACCAGGGCGTCCAGGTGAGTAGAACAGGATAAAGCTACAGTTTGGGTGTCACCGGAATCCGCTATGATCGTGTTGTAGGTAGCATTGGAAATCAAAACATGGAAGCCGTCATATTCCAGCGGATTAGTGGTAGCGCTTCCATAAATATTGGTTCCCGCCCACTTTTTATTCATCGCCTTGACCTTGGCGGCCAGGAGGGTCGCTTTAACATCATTGATGTTGGAGCGGGTCTTGGTGATAAAGTGGTCGAGTTCAGCCGCAGAACCCAGGATTTTAAGAATAGCGGTAAGCTGGGATACAGTCCCGTTGGTCATGTTCCAGGCCGCATTGACGCCGTAGAATTCAGCGGCATCTTCCGAGAGTTCCCGGTCATACGTTTCAGCGTTACCGAGAATGTTATGGTATTTTAACCGTTGTGCAATCGGATCGTCGTTGACAAAAAGTTCTACAACACCTTGTAGAAGAACATCATTGGATAATTTACTGGCTTCAACCAGTGTCAATGCCATTTTAATACCTCCGTATTAATTAACTTTGGGGTGTTCTTGTGCGTATAGTATTTTTCCCATTGGACTGAGTTTGGAAGTATCGACGCCGCCCCCGTTTGTAACACCATTGAAGACTATGGCAGGATTGGGATTTTGGGTATTAGCAGGTACAACAACACCAGGCCAGAGAGTTTTAGCTAAAGCCTTTATCCGGGCCGGGTCAGTTATACCCAGCTCGTCGGCCTTTGCGGTCAATATTTTAGCATCGCCTTTAAACTCAGTGGCAATCACTGTAATGGATTGCTGTCTCTCAAACTGTTCGGCTTTGGTCAGGCGCTCAGCGTGTTGTGTTTTTTCCGCTTCAAGCAGAGCCTTAGCCTGTTCTAGTTCTGCCCTTTCTTTGCGGATTCGCTGTTTTTCCTTGAGAACGTCCAGCTTTGAAGGATCGTTCTTTACGGATTCCAGTTCTGCCGCTTCTCTGGCTTCCTCAGCTTCTTTGAGTTTCGCCTCCCTTGCCTCTATGTCCCTTTCCTTTGCGGCTGTCCTGCCGGCCTTGGTTAAAGCCGCCTGAACCGCCTTGTTAATATCTTCTTCGGTGTATGTTTTGGGGGTAGCAGGAGTTCCAGCATTTGCCGTTGAAGCCGGTGGAGAGCCAGCCGGGAGAGTGGTATTATCCGCTTGTCCTGCCTGAGTCGCTCCGGTGTTCTTCGGGTCTGTCTGTCCGTCCATTAATCAATTCCTCCTATACTATGTCAATCTCACTGTCTAAATTCAGCGAGACTAAACCCTATCTTAATGCCCTGCCCACCGCAGCTAATTGATTTATTCTCCGGTCCTGAGATGAAGTAGAAAGCGGTTTCCAGCCTTGTACCATCTGGCCCCATAAATCAAATTCAGGATTTTTCAGCCTGAATTGTTGCCTGCGTCCGGTATCGGCAGGATTTATCAGATTGTATTGCACCCATGCCTCTACCGTCTTTTTGTTCGCTGTCCGGTTATCGAAGTTGAACTGCATTTCGTATGCCTGAGTCCGGTAACCATCTTCAACCCATTCAGGATGGGACAACTCAAAATTTAACCTTCGAAGTTTAGAAGTCAGTTGGTCATATTGAGCGTTCAAGTCCTGATTCTTAACATCAATCCTGAGAGCATCGGCGCTGAAAGGTTCGAGTTGAGTCTTACCTTTAACGTCTTGCAACCACTGATCGAACTTTGGATTATCGTAGCGCAGTAGTTTTTGCTGGTCTTTCCCGGCTTTCGAATACTCAACAAATTTCTCTATAATATCCTTCTCCGGCTCAACGCCATTGTATTCGTAGGTATCGTTATAAGCCTCGATCCTGAGAAGATCATCCGAATAATTTGGATTATCAGCCTTGAATTTGTCCTTTAACTGCTTTGTGTCCAGGGCGTCATATTGGTCTTTTGTCTTCCGGTTTCTGACCTGTATCTCCAGCGCCGGGATAGACTCTTTTATCGGGTCTTTCTCGAAGAAGGTTAGCAGTTTATCGTCCTGAGCTAATATTAGTTTGGCCTCCGGGCTGCTTGCGCCGTATTGCCCTACCGTATCCTTATAAGAGAAGTACGCCGGTACCATTTCCTCATTGACCGGTATACCGAACACTGCGCCGCCTATCTTGGGTAAAGCGGACTCAGGTATATCCAGTTCCTTGATAAGCCTCTGTGCCTCATCGTACGCTGCCTGGGTAATTATCTTCTCTTTCTTGAAGATCGCCAGCATAGCGTTCTCTTTGGGATTGGCTTTTAAATATTCTTCATGGGGATTCTGCTCAAGTTCCGGGTGTTTCTCCATAAAAACTCTCTGAGCCTCTTTGTCCCCATCTAAGGAATGATACTGATTTAACAAGACGTAATTTGCATGCGTTATATTGCCTTGTTTGGCATCCGGGAAACGTGCATCAAAATCCTTTAACTTGATAGGATTACTCTCGTATTGTTTTCTGGCTTGCCACTGCTGGTAATATTCAATATACGTATCACCCTTGTTCACATCGGCATTGACCTTGATAGGTGATACTTTTGACACTAAATCAGTGGTATCCTTGAGTTTGTCAGATTCTATTTTCGCCTTCACCTTTTTACCGTATATTCCCGGTTTACTCTCTTTTTGATCGAGCAGCCATTTAGTCAAAGAAGCGTCATAGTCCGCCGTGGTATAGATCGGGGCTTCAAGGGAGTCAGAGGCTTCGGCGTAAGTTGCCATACCCAGCTTGACCGCATAGTCTTCAGGATCATCGACAAACCGCTCATCCCCTAATTGAGTAATGAACTGCTGACCGGCTTCCCGTTTTAAGGCAACCATCTGGCTCATTAATTCTTTTCGCCGTTCTTCCGGCTCCATTCCGGCAGTTGCTTCCAGTAATTCCTGCATTTGGGGAGTAACAATATCCGCCATCATGCGCTGATACTTTGCCCTTTCAAGCGGGGTAAGCTCGATATTACTTATGCTTGTTCCAACTTCACCCAAACGAATACCCAGACTGTTAAATTCCGGCATCTGTGAAAATTCCCTGTTTGTGATATCGCTCATTTTCCCAAAGTTGTCCCATCCTTCACGCTCTGTCTCATTCGCTTTTGTGCCGAAGAAACGTGACACAATGGGGGTCTTTGAAAGCTTCTCAGCATCGGATAAGGCTTTGTTCGTATCTCCACCGTAGACGGCCGGATCATAACCGGCAGCGCCAAGACCGAGATCGAGCAGCCACAAGGCCGCCTGGCCTGTCCCGGCTGTGTAGTCCTTGATGGCAAACTCTATCATCCGGGGACTGACATTG